AGAAGTATTTCTCAAAAAGATTAAAATAGCTTCTACATCACCATCTAATAATTCTTCAGGTCGTAAATCATGTTCATATAATTTATTTCTTAATAATGTTAAGACAACATTTTCTTTACCCGCCAAAGCACCAATTAAATAATTTTCGTCAGATGCTGTTAAATAACCAACTTTAACTGATTTTTTTTTAGATTTATAAAAAATTCCACCACTCGGTAATGATACTACATCATGTGGTAATGTGAAATTTTCCGTTCCTGCGTTAATTAAACTCTCATCCATATAAATTTGTTTTTATTATAAAATATAATGATATATGTTTTTTTATAAATAGTTAATAAAAAATCCACATATTTTTGATATGTGGATTCTTAAATTTAAATATAAAGTATTAATTTAGTAAACTAATATACATCTATCCATACGTAATACCGCTGATATTGTTGCTAAAGCATCTGTACTATACGCCAACGAATCAAAGTTAACATCAGATAAGAAAGTCCCCTCTAATATCCATTTTTCAACTACAACACCTGTTGGGTCTAACATCTCAAGGTCAATATTTTTCTTGTACCCCGCAGCATATCCCATACGACCTGTCACTGATTCAGCACATAAACGTACCCACTCCATAAGTGCCTGAGACGCTGAAGGCCCAATTGGGTCACGAAATTTAACATTTATTGTACCCCAAGTAAAACGACCGGCAACATATGTTTCAGTGTTTAAAAATGGAATCGCAACAGGATTAATTGTTATTTTTGGTCTTGCTGCCGATTCTACGAACCATTCATTAATCCCTAATGTTGAAGGAAAACGTAATATAAACCTATTTTGTCTTTTAGGTTCGTAAGGTATGGGCATTTTCATTAATAAATCAGCCATTTCAATTTGTTTTTAATTTTATTTATTTTATCTTTATTTAATAAATATCACTATTTAAAAAATATTTTAGTTGACTTTTAGAATTTAATTTATTATCATTCTCTTCCAGTCTAGTTTATTTAATACTAGTTTTAATTTACTAGTTTTTCTAGTTCTTATTTATTATAACTATTTAATATTCTTTTTTTATTCCTCCTGCTGTTGAATAAGTTTTAATAATATTTTCTGGGTCTTGCTCAAAATGTTTTTTAACTACATCCACATTTCTTACATCATCATCTGAAAATCCTACTTTAGGTACAAAATAATTACTAATTTTGTTTTTTAAGAAAGCTTTTTTCTGAATTCTTTTTGAAACATCTTTAACATATTGAACAAATTCTTTTAAAGCTTTAATTTTACCTTCTTCCGGATTTGTTGCTGAACCCTCACCAAAAGACACCGGATAAAAACGACACATATCTAAATATTCTTTTATCATTTCTGATTTAGATATTTCTTCTTCATCCGCCAAATCACGATATTTTTCTAAATTCTTAATTAGTTCATTAGAATTTATACCGTTTGTGTTTGAAACAATATAATTGTAAACACCTTGTTTAAGTACGTTAGGGTTGTGACCTCTTGCGGTAACAATCGAAAAAATTGACCCATTATTAATTGCTTCAACGAAATCAGGCCAAGCAGGACCTGGTTTTGCTAACATAGCGTCAACAATAAATTGTTTATCACCTTTATCCCGGAAATATCTGAAAGGTTCATCCGCAAAACCAACAATAGTATGGTCATTATACTCGAATGGTTGATTACCAATCTCCGTTCTATAATCCGCAAAATCTTCAGTAGACATACCTACTTCACGACCTTCATCATCTTTTAAAATAATTTTAGTTGGCATTGTAACAATGTTATCATCCCAATCAAATGCGTAGTATTTTTCATCAGGAGCTCCTGCGTCGTCAATACCTTCTTTTAAAATTTTTTTATTAAACATAATTGTTATTTGGCTTAATTATGACCCACTATTACAATGGGTCATAATTTTATTTATTATATATTCTCGAAAGATGCACCTGTTGGAGTGATATAGAACGTAATGTCTATAAATTCTAACGATTTGGTTGGTTTGATGTAAATCTTACCTGTCATTTGATTTCTGTCTATATCAGCTGCGTCAGACGAAACAGTTACACGGAAATCGTAAAGACCTCTATCTCTTCTAATCGAATCTAATATTGGGTTAACAGAATCCAAGAAATCTTGTCTTACTTTAGCATCGTTTTGTTCGAATAATAATCTAACAGAAACAGCAGATATTAATTTACGAGCTTGAAGTAATAATCTTCTTACGTTGATTCTATCAAGTGCCGATTGTCTAATTTGAAGAGTTTTGTTACCCCAAATAACTGTTCCAACATCAGAGAAGGTAGCAATTGGATTTAAACGACCTTGATATAGAGTATCTCTATTTTCTTGAGTCAGTTTAATTCTCGCTTTAACAGCATTTACAATACCTCTCGTGTAACCCGCAGCTGCGAACCAAGGATAAGCGATGTTGTCTGTTAACGCTAAGTTTCTCGTTACCTCAGCAGTTGCTGGTAAGTAAATTTGTGTATTGTTAACTGTATCTCTCATTAATACCCAAGGGTAGTAAGTCGCCGTGTAGTTAGAATCAATACCTGAATTTGCTAAATTATCTACAGCCTCTTGTGGGTAAATAAAGTCAAATTGATTACCTGTTGAAGGAACATACATATTGTAGTCAGGTGTTGTACAAACGTACAATGAATCTGCTCTACTAAATTCAATCATATCGATTGCGTTTTCAACTAAATTAGAGTTATTAACATAATCAATACCCGGTGTAACAAACACGTTAATGTTTACTGCTTCAGGATTTGCAAATGTTTCTTGACCTAATAAATAAGCGTAATAATCGGTGTTCGCAAAATCTTGAGTATTACCCGCTACACTAATTTGTTTGAATGCCCCCCAACCTGTTGCGGTAGGGTATCTTGGTGTTGGACAAGCTCCTCTTAAATAACCTGCTCTACCTAATACAAATCTATCAGTATTTGTTCTAAATTCTCTGTAGATATCCCATCCATCAAAACCTCCTTTAACAAGTAAAGTAAATTTACGTGCAAAAATTCTATAGTAAGGATTTTCAGGGTTATCAGGGTCTGATGTAAATGGTGCGTCACCACAGAAGAACGCCGGTGTACCACTAGTTACAAATACATTAGGTATTGTAATACCTGTTGCATTTTCATCCATGTGGAATCCTCTAGTTCTAAAGTTCCAAGGATTACCTTCAGTATCGTTACATATATCTAAAGGAAGTTGATTACCTTTATATTGGAAGAAGTCAACATCAATACCTTCAGTATCAGAGATACCTAAATAAGTTCTTCTTACATTATCACCCGCACTTGTAGTAGTATCGTCCGCACCTGATGCTAAACCAAATGGTGGATTATAAACTACCTCACCAGGATAATAGTATTTAGCTTTAATTAATGGGAATGGTGGTCTAACACCAGCATATTCTCTATAATCATAACCCAAGAATCCACAAGGAAGTGCGTCTATCGGAGCATCCTCATTCATCTCAACCATAACATAACTTGATAATAATGGATATTCACCATCTAAACTACCAATTTTCTTACCTACGAATGAATTATCTTGAGGGTTCATTGTACAGTTAGTATATTTTTCAAGAACCACCGGAGCAGAATCAGTATCAAAGAAATCTCTAATCAATACATCAAAAGTACCGTTGTTAAATGACATATTAGCTAACGATATTTTAATATCAACGTTAGCAGAATCACCATCAGCAATAGTTGTAAATTTAAATAAGTTATAAACTTTATTACCTCTTAATTCAGAAACAACCCAAGGTGATACCGGAGATTGATATTTCTCTAAATAAAATGCTATTGATGTTGGGTCAATTGCTTGACGTGCGTCAGGTAAAGCGGTTAATTCACAATTTAAACCTCTAATATAACCCATTCTCCAAGCATTTGTTAATAAAGCTTGGAATCTTTCTTCAACAAATAATGGAACTACTGTTCTTGGTTTAGAGAAGTTAGACGCTCCAAATACTTTACTTATATATTTAGGGTCAGAGTTTGAGAAGGATGTTTCAAAGAAATATTGGTCACCATCTTTACTTGTGATGTTAACACCAAAAGTTGAAAATGGGTTTTTAGTTACACCTGAATATGTTCCTGTACAATCTAAACTAACATCAGTTAAACCTGATACTTCATAAACCGGACCATCATCTAAACCATATGTTGAAAGACCTCTTGAACGTAATGTAGCAATTACTAAATCATCATAATCAGTATATGCGGTTCCCGAATAGACATAAATAACACCTATCAATGTACCTGTATAACAATGTGTAGGTCTAGCCGTTGTTGTTGAAGTGGTTGATGTTGATGTTGTAGTTGTACATGGGTCAGTTGTAGTAGTTGTTGTTGACGTAGACGTTGTAGTTGTAATAATAGGTGTCAATGTTAATCCTGTCACAACTGACCAAAATGAAAATCCTGTGTAAGCGGCATTACCAACATTATCAAATAATGAGTAATACCAAGGGTCATTTTGTGGTGCTGAGTAATTACATAAATTAGCACTTACATTATCAACTTCGTAAACATTTGTTTCACCTGTATACACCTCACTTAATCCTGAATAAACACTTGTTGGTATTGCTCCGTAGTAATAAATTGAAGTATCCTCTTTTGCCGGTGTTGAAACTACGTCAAAAATTTGTCTAGAGAAATCAGTATACAACGTACTTATACTACCATCGAATTGTTCGTAAGGTTCGTTTAATATTGAAGAAATCTCAGGTGCTAAATTAGATGTGTTTGTAAACACTATACTATCAATACTGTTAGTACACGCCGAGAATTCAATAGAATAATTAATTGTTTTAAAGTCAATACACTCAGTTATACAATTCTCAGTTGTAGCACTTTCACAAAAGAAATCAACCGTTGTCGGGTTAACATTCGCTTTTGTTGTTATAGACCAAGATGGTCCTGCATCATAACCGGATAATCCTAAAACTCTCGTTACGAATAATTGGTTAGATTGTTGTAAGTATGATTTAGCAATATAAGCCGCTTCGTACTTTGGAATTTGTGTATTTATAAATTTTTCTGGAGAAGTTCCACCGAAGAAATTTGTGAATTCATCAA